AACTTCTTTGTAACACTATTGACTGCATTATCTACCTTCTCAGAAGCAGTTTTGCCCACCATCTTGTTAGCAGTGTTACGAATAGCTCCACCTTTTATCGCATTCCGAATAGCATCTATACCTGTATTAAAGGGAGTTTCCACATTATTACCAAATCCATCTCTAACGGACTTGTAAACTCTATACCCCATATCAGCTTCCCTGGGATTCTGTAAAGTATAAAATTCATCTTTAAACCACTTTGCTCCTTCTTTACCATAAAACCTAGCATCACTAGAAGCAAAAGCCTCATCTACTAACATCTCAGGACTCTCTGCGAATATATCATTAGCCTCTCGCCTTACATCAGAAGCATTCCTTAAATCTGGCAAAGCTTCAAACTCATTAAGCCGTAGCTGTTTTGTATCAGGATCGACAAAAGCAGGCTTCCCTGCTAATAAAGTAGGCTCATCAGGAACCTCCATCCCTGACCTTCTTAAGATATCCCTTTCCATAGCACCACCAACCTTCATAGCAACGTCAGGGTCAGTCAATGTTTCCTCATAAGGAACAAACTTTAATTTGTTAGTCTTAGGGTCTATAAACCTTTGTTTACCCCTCTCGATTCGAACAACCCTGTCATAATCGTCAGAAGTCCAAGTTTGATTGGCTCTATTCCCTGCTTTTAAAGCAGCATCTTTCGCTTCATTAGCAGTAGCAACAGCCCCAGGTTTGAATACCTTAATCTCGTCTTGCCCCAAACCATACTTATCAATATGCCCACGAATAAGCTCCGTGTTGTAATCAGTATAAAGCTCTTCATTTTGTCTCATAATCTCATGAAACTCTTCTGTCTGGTTCTTTACCCTAGCAGCTTCAGTATCCCATTGCCATTGCCCTGGTTGATACTTGCCAGAAGAACCCTCGATAATCTCGGCTGCCCTAGCTTCTCTACCTACTTTACGAGCCCCTGCACGAAAGGCAGCAACTGCAGCAGGAGTAACACCTGTTTTTGCTCCAACAAAACCAAGACCCTTAGCAGTACCCTTAATAGGTAACTTCAGTGCCTTCTCAGCCCCCTTCTCCAAAACTTGGAAAGGATATAAACCAGCCTCTGCTCCCTTTAATCCTACTTTAGCCACAGGAGCTGCTTTACCTAACTTAGAAATAGCTGTGCCAGTTCTAGCTGCAGCAGAAGAAGCCCTAATAGCAGCAGTTGGAGGAATGGCTAAAAATGGAGCTTCCTGCAATGCACCCCTAACATGCTTAGGTAATTCATACATTTCCTGCTCCATCATCCTTAATTCCCTGCCAGTTAACTGTCTGCCAAGTTCAGCTTCACGCCTTGCTTCTTCGTCTCTCAACCTTTGTGCTTTTATAGTATTCTGAGGAGCTAACCTAAAATTCTGTAATGAAGGGATGTTCTCTCTGGCTACACCACCAATACCTCTAGCAAGTAAAGATAATGGATTAGCCTGAGCAACTGCACTCCAAGAAATACCTCCATCTGGAGTTTTAAATGCCTCCCACCTTCTTTCAGGGTCTTTAGTTATACCCTGTATCGGAGAACCTGCTATAATCTGACTAACAAAAGGATTCACAGCTTTTTGAGAAACACCCTCAATAAAACCAAGCCCTTGTTTGATACCAGGCAAATTAACAAATCCCTCGAATGCTTGCCCTCCAGCTTGACCTAAAGTTCTGCCTGCATGCTGAAATGCTGGCCTGAACTTATCCCAAATACGTGGGTCATTCATGTTGTTATTTTGCATAGACATTAAAAGAATATGTACCTTGTACTAGGAGCAAACCTACTTGTTGACACTCCCTTTTGATACGGGGTTAACCTCGAATATCTTTCGGTAAATGGATCTTCCTGTAGATACTCAGCAAAAGTGCTAACAGGTTGAGATTCCTCTCCCTTAGCCCTTCTACCATATTCCCTACCAACATCTCCTAAATACCTGTTGTAAAAGTTAGAATACTGACCCATAGCCCAGTCCTGTGCCCTTTGTCCCCTTGCTGATTGCTGGGGAGAAACAGACATACCAGTATCCCCCTGTGGCATCCAACTACTAGCGGCTCCCATAAAAGTCATCTGAGGATCAACGTCTAAAAGGTTAGTATAAAAGTTATCAAATGCGTTATAGTCTCGTTCAGGCATGTTAGAAACCTCCCCTTGTCAATAATGGATCCTCTAATGCCCCATAAGTGGATTGAGTCACTTCAGGACTCCATCCTCCACCAATATAACCACCAGTCATCTGGTTAGCCTTAGCCTGTAACCCTATTACATCAGATGATGTTGGCCTCATTTGCCTGATAGTTGCTTGTTGAGCTGGAGTATATGCGTTTTCTAATGGAGCAAAGTTATTAAAAGCCGATGGTTGTTGTTGTTCTCCTCCAAGTCCACCAGCAACCCATCTTGCAAAGTTAGCAGCACCTACCTCTTGTCCGTATTGAGCCTGCATTGTGTCATAAATGTCAGACAAGTTACCATAAGCCCTTTGTCCCATACCTGGTCTCATTCCCAATGAAGCCATCGTGGTATTAAGTATTCTACCCTTAATCTCTTTTGGCCCCAAATCTTCACCAAACACAGCTCCATACCTAAGCCCTGCTGCACCACCAGGTCTGCCACCTGTAGCAATCTGAGATAAATAATCTGACAACCCTCCATAAGAAGACCTGATATCTGCCATAGGAGCTCTTTGTCCTGCACGTAAATACCTCGCAAAAGCCTCTCCTTCTAACTGTTCATCATCTTGTCCTGCAGCAAAAGCCCCAAGGTCTATATCAGAACCAGGTCTTGTCGCAGAAAGCATAAACCTACCCATTGCAGGTTGATATCCACTATATAAAGCTCCAGTTCTCTGAGCTCTAGCTAATTCAGCTACACTAGGCTGTCCTCCAAACTGTGCCAGTCTGTACTGTTGAAAAGCCTCCTCTGGAGATGCCATCGACTGTGCTAAACTAATTCCATATGGGGAAGGCGTAGGTAATGCCCCTAAAGGCTGTGTCTGTATCATTTGCCCACCAGCTTGTCCTTGAGTCCCCCATTGTGGAGTAAGTGCCATTCCAGCAGTCGTATCTGAAGCCCCTGGAGCCGCCGCTGGAGCAGGCCCACCAAAAGCCTCTGTTCTCCAGCCCTGAACCGTCTTAGATGCCTTAGATGCAGTAAACCCTCTGTTGTTAATCAACCAAGTCTCAGCATCTAAAGAACTAAAATCAGGATCATTTAATATTTTGTTTTTTAAATCCTTCTCGTCTCTAATACCAGTCGCTTTTGCCTGCGTCTCCCTTGCCTTAGAAACACCTTGAGACTTAATTAAAATGTCTTTAGATTTATCCAGCTTTGCTTTAGCAGCAGCAGCAGCGTCTTTATCTGCCTTAGAAGCCCCCTCTTTATCTGCCTTAGTCTTAGCAGCGTCAAAATTCGCTTGGTCTTGATTAACAGTGTTTGTAGCTATGTCCACACCTGGTATCGCATCTACACCACCAACTGGATCTGCATCAACCCCAGCTAAGAATGGATCTACTTCCCATCCTGGAGTTAAGCCACCAGTCTCTTCCTGCCTAGCCTGTCCTGCCAAAAGAGCCTGCCTTTCAGCCTCAGCTCTTGCTCTTTCCTGTGCAAACCAATCCAGACCTCCTCCTTCTGCAGCTTCTTGTGTCTTTCCATATTGTTCCAGAGCTTCAGGGGTACTTGTATCCCATCCTTCATCAGTCCAACCAAAAGAACCAGCAGGTAAACCTGCACCTCTGTCAAATTTATAACCTGGCATAGTTTCTCCAGTAACAGGATCTGTGTATGCAGCTCCTCCTGTTGCAAGACTACCTCTAACATTAGGATCTTGATAAGTAGCCTCAAACATAGATGAAGGCATAACATCTGTCTGGTACTGAGCAAACGCATCTTCTGGCGTTGTATATCGCACGTCTCCAGTAGCAGTTTTGTAAGCAGTGCCAGCAGGGAGATCCATCTGCCTCTCTACATCCCATCCCTGTATTCGAGATATCGCATCACGATAAGCCATTCCACCTTGAGCCCTGGTTGGCCCCATAGGATTCTGTAATACCAGTAATGCAGTTTCTTCATCTATCAATCCGTTTCTTAAATCTGCCTGTAACTCATCTAATATAATCTGCATATTAGTAACATTAGAACGAATATCCTCTGGCATTTTTCCTGTTTTCCATACAGCTTTTGCACTTTTTATATAATCATCTGACGTTGGTATTCTTCTCTCTGGTGTTGCCATTACTCACCTCCTGCTGGTGGTACTAAGCCTAAACTTGCTAATCTTCCTTCAGTGCTTCGTGCACCTGGTCTTGGTGTTCCTGGCGGAACTGATGGGCCAACAGGTGCTGTAGGCATTGGAGGTGGAACCCCTAATGCTGCATTAGGCATAACTGTTGGTGGTAACATTGGCCCTGCTCCTCCCTGCGGAGGCATACCCTGTGGTGGCATACCCTGTGGCGGAGGTGCTGGTTGTTGAGCTTGCATCATCTGACCTACCATCTGCATTTCTTCCATGTGTTTAGTCATAAACAAACGTCTCAACTCTGACTGGTACAATTCAGCCAAATCTTCTCTGCCTTGTCGATTAGCTGCCTGTAACAGCGACCATAAAGTAGCTTCAGGCAAGGTGCGTTCTGCAACTTGCGTTTTAATAGCATCTTCCATCTGGTCTGCTGACTGTAACCCTAAAATATTGTCTCGTATATAAATATCTGGTAACAATGGAGTCTGTCCTTCTCTCGCAATCTGTGCCATAGACATCTTACCCATTTCGTCCTGTGGAAGCTGGCCTATAAAACTAACTTCAACATCACCAGCGTTTTTAATCATATCAGGAGTAACTTCTTCTCTGAAATACATCCTGTTTTTATCTTGTCCACTTACTTCAAATGACTTAAATGCACCAGATATATACTGGTCACACATAAGTTGAAATATAGATCTGTGTGCTTTTTCCATAGCTTGTAATCTGGGAACAAGCACAGTCTCAACCCCTTGTCTCAATGTATTTATAGCAAATCCAGATAGTTGAAATTCCAACTGGCCATAAATAGAATGAGGCAAACCTCCTCTTTGCATCTCACCAGAAACTAAACCCATAAACGCACCAGTTTCCTTAGACATCTCTAGTAAACCTAATGGTTCTACATCTTCCCCCTGACCTAATGCTATTTCTGAACCTTCTACATATGGATCTTCTTCAAGTGTCTTGTTTCCATCTCTGGATTTAATCTTTAATCCCTGCTTTCTCGACCTTGCAGTCAACTCAAGCATTGTACTCATCATAAAATTATGTTTTTCAAATAATTCCCTGGAAGATTTAAAACATGATTCTCCGTAATCTTCTATCGTATCTAAATTTCCTGTCTCAGATATTGCCTGAACTAACGGAGTAGCACCTACTGGCCCTAATACAACAGGAACTTTTTTGGAACCATGCTTGGTTCTTTTCTTTAAAACAGTATCATCAGTGCAAACTATATTATCTTCTGAATCATAAAAATCATAAACATCTATTCCATCATCGTCATCTGGGCCTTTGCCTTCTCCCTGAAGCTCTACTCCCCAAATTGCCTTGATCTCAGTAGGAGTCCTCTTTGTCTTATAACAAGCCCAGGCTAAACCATTTTTGCCTTCACCCCAGTATGTATGCAACGGATCCCATGGTTGAATCTCAACATGAGTATCTCCTTCATCATCTTTAACCATCAATGCCCTAATCGCATACCACCCCCTCAATAC